TTGATTACGCTGCTGTTTCGTACTGGCGCGTTGGCAAGTTGGGCGAACTGGGTATCAACCCTGACCTATACTGCGAACAAGGCGAACACAAAACAAACGTCATCGTCCGATTGGGGGACAAAAACAAATGAGCGACATTTACAATCGTCTATCCGAACCATTTCCGCAGGAGATGGAAAAGATAATTAACAAGGGTGGGGTTAATCTCACCTACATTCCTGTTGGCGAAGTCATCAATCGTCTCAACAAAGTGCTTGGCGTTGACAAGTGGTCAATGACTATTCAGAGTTGTCACCGTGACCCAACCGACCCAGAATTTGTTATTGCTCACGTTCGCATTGAGTATTTTCTCACTGAATTCAGCACGATTACCCGCGACGGAATTGGTGGTCAAAAAATCAAGCGCACCAAGACTGGAGCAATCCTTGACTTGGGCGACGAATTTAAGGGCGCCATTTCTGATGCCGTAAAGAAGGCGGCGCAAACATTTGGTGTGGGTCTCTATCTTGCCCGCAGTGAAGAGGCGATGGAAATTGAACAGGTAATTGAGGCATCAAATACGCCTCTTTCTGAACACCAGCAAAAGTGGGAAAACTTCAAGAACATTTCTGTCGGTTTGAACAAGGACCAAAAAGAGGCAATCGGCGCGTTTTGGAAAGCAACTTATGGCGACAAACCAAAACCAAAAGGCGCAGAAACGGTGACCCCCGAAGAACTTGACGCACTATTGGCCGAGGCAGTTCGACTACAATTTAGTGGTAGTCATGTTGCCACCAAAGAGTGAACAGGTACTGATACCTCCACCACATTTGTCGCCAAGTTCATTGGCCACATTTGAGCAATGCCCGCTGAAATTTCGTTTCAGCAAGATTGACCAAATTCCAGATAAACCAGGCATCGAAGCGATTTTGGGCAATTTCGTGCATGACGTTCTTGAATCGTTGTATGCGTTTTCGCCAGAATTTAGAACGAAAGATACTGCCCGCGACCAAGCACGCAGTGTCTATATGGATAAGTACGTAGAAACAGTTCAGAATTATCTGCGTCGCGCCGACGATATTGCGAAATTTAGATGGCAAGCGTGGTTCTGTATAGAAAATCTTTGGTTGGTAGAAGACCCAACTAAAGTCCATCCAATAGGTTTGGAAAGCGAGTTGAATCACGCTCTTGGGGGCGTGATGCTCAAGGGGTTTATCGACCGCTACACGAAATCGTTGAAGGACGATAACGGGTTAACCATTTCTGATTACAAGACTGGAAAAACTCCGCGTGCCGAATGGGTGTCTGACAAATTTGAACAGTTGCGTATTTATGCCGCCATCATGCAGGAAGTGCAAATTTTCCCAGTTACTTCGTTGGAACTCATCTACCTGAGGGATGGGGTGAAGTTTTCAGAACAAGTAACGGCAGAATCTCTATCCAAGACGATTGGCAGGGTAACGCGGATTAAGGAAGAAGTCGACCAGCGTTGTAACACTGGTGAATTCGAGGCTGTAAAATCTAGGTTGTGTGATTGGTGCTCCTATAAGCCAATCTGTCCAGCATGGGGTAAAAAATGAACTACATAACAGACGATGAGTTTGCACGTCTTGTATCCGAAGACGTAAAAAACAAGATTTCCAGCCGTCAGCGCCAAACCCTAATGGCCGAAGAGAATTGGAGTCGTTGGCAGCGTGCGTTGGTGCTGCTCACCCAAAACCTTAATGACCAAATTGCCAACATAGAAGCAGACCAAAAAGCAGATGCACGTCGTTTTGGCGCCATGGGCGAAGATGGTGTTGTGCTTGCCGAAGAGGCGGACTACGCCTACAAGTCACGTAAAATGAAAATCGAACGATTCAAGTTTCATGTCAACCGACGACTTGACGACGTGACCCAAATGATTGAAACTGGCACATCTGACCACGTTCGGCGCGATGCGCTGACATCAAATAGTGACGCCAATTTCTATAGAAAGGCCATTGCTAAACACCGTTCATTGCTTGACGAGTACGACCTTGAAGCAACCGAGATTGATAGGGCTTTGTGGCGAGCGCTAGACAACGAATGGGCCTTCGAGGGGATTAACGAAAGCAATCTGTAATGCGCTTTCGTAGCAAAAAGAAAGAGCAGCAGTATCAACTAAGAAGACCGCTAGTTGTAAAACTCCTTGAAAAATACCCCTTTTGTCAGGCCTGTGGGGTATTCGCCAAACATGATGGCAAGGTTACCTATCAGCAAAATCCATCGCAGGACATTCACGAACTGGTAAGGCGCTCGCAGGGCGGTTCAATTTTGGATGAGTCAAATCTGCTGGCCGTCTGCAGAAAATGTCATGACAGGATAGGCAGATACCCACAATTGGCGTTTGATTTGGGTTTATCAAAGCATCACTGGGACAAGCCACCCAGCAACTAATCTTGTCGCCATGGGCAGCCTGGCAAAAATGGATTATCCCAAAATGATGGGCCTTGACCTATCGCTTACCTCTACTGGCGTAAGCATTAATGGGCAAACTTTCTCAATCAAATCGAAACTGCGTGGCGTTGAGCGATTGGCGGAAATATCAGACCGAATCGTAAATTCTGCCCTGGCGGCGCAATCCATAGCAGTGGTCATGGAGGGCTATTCCTTTGGGTCGCGATTCTCAAGAGCCCATTCTTTGGGCGAATTGGGCGGTGTGGTTAAGGTGGCCCTACATAAGGCTGGGTTTGAAATTGTTGAAGTACCCCCAAAATGTAGGGCAAAATTCGCCACTGGCAACGGCAATTCCAATAAAGCCGACGTTTTGGCATCATTACAAAAGCAGTTCCCAATGCGGTTTGTAGACGAGTACAGCGATGATGAATGCGATGCATGGGTGCTGGAGCAGATGGCTTACGCCAAATTGAACGAATCGTGGTATTCCTGGTCAAAAGACCAGTTGGCGGCTTTACAAAAGGTAGATTGGGAACCACTGTTTAAAGCACTAAGGAGAAATACAAAATGGTCCGAACTGCTCCGATAAGTCAAGTAGAAATCGAGCAAGAGTTACTACGCATGATGGATTTGCTGGAAAGCGAAACTGAGGCATTTGAAAAATTGGCTGAGGACGCTGCGAAAAAAGAGGCGTTGTACAAGGCCAATTGGGCAAAGGAATATCTGTCAGCCAAGGGTTCGATAAAGGAACGCGAAGCGTGGGCCGACTACAAAATGGCTGACTTTGATTATGACTACAAAATCGCAGAGGCGCTAGTTAAATCCAAACGAGAAAAACTTCTTTCCCTGCGAACATCAATGGATTCACTACGAACTTTGAACGCAAACGTGAGGGTGCAGGTATGAGCAACATCCATCCATCGCTGCAATCATTGGTGTTCCCGATTGACCAACTCGTACACCTCAACAACAACCCCCGCAAGGGTGACGTAAACGCGATTGCGGCGTCATATGCGGAATTCGGACAAATAAAGCCCATCGTTGTTAAGAAAAACGATGACGGAACTGCGACAATTGTTGCGGGCAACCACCAGGTTATGGCTGCCAAGCAACTTGGATGGAATGAGATTGCTGTTGTATTTATTGATGGTGATGACAAGCGCGCGATTGCATACGCTTTGGCAGATAACCGAACAATGGAACTCGGCTATACCGATGACGACATGCTGCAAAAAATGCTGACAGAAGTTTCACAAGATTTTAGTGACCTATGGAGTGGTCTGGGGTGGGATGAATTTGAAATGGCCGCCATGGATGAGCGGGCAGCGATAAAAGCGAACGACGAAATCACCAACACGGCATACGTCGCTCCAGTAATTATTATTCCGCCATCATCTTCGATTGACGAGGTTGAAAAACAACTTTCATCATTGGTGCAAAAAGACGACGACGGAGAAACAAAGTTAATAGCAGCAAAAGACATGGACCAAAAGAATGTCGTATTACAGGGTTCAACTGTCGCCGTTCCTGGCTCTGCCCCTCAGGCAATTGTTTCTGTTCAGATTGTTTTTGATTCACCCGAACAGCAACGACGCTGGTATGACTTTATTAGGTGGCTCCGCAACGACGCGGCAATAGATGGTTCAACCACGTCTGAACGTCTTATAAATTTCATCGACGCCCATACAGACGCATGACTAGGCAGCGCCTATTTTTAGATATAAATTGCGTAGAGGCTGCGCGCCAACGCATTCGTCACGTCTATGACACGTTCGATACCGTCTGCGTTCAATTTTCTGGCGGCAAAGATTCGACAGCCGTGCTGTTGTTGGCAAAAGAAGTACACGAAGAGCGAAATCTTGGACCAGTCAAAGTGATATTTCGCGACGAAGAAATGGTTAGTCCTCTTACTCTTGAATACATTGAATATGTTCGCACCCGCCCATGGGTTGACATGGAGTGGTATTGCTTGCCGCAGGGTTCTGAAATATGGGTCCTTGGTCGTCGCCAATCCTGCATTTTGTGGAGCGACGCCCGAAGAAAAGCGGGTCGATTGGTCAGAGAAGTTCCACCGTTTGCCATAACTGGCCATCATTTTGGTCTGGATAACAGCAAGCCACTTCCGCAACATATTGATTACTACACGATGCAGGGAAAGACTGGAAGTGTTGCTTTTATTACTGGAGTTAGGGCAACAGAATCCATGATTCGATATCGTTCGCTGGTTCAAAAATTGCACGAAAATTACATCGTTACCCCATACAAGACCAAGAAGGGCATGCCACTCAAATTCGCAAAGGTCATTTATGATTGGCAAACAGCGGATGTATTTAAGTTCATTACAGAAGAGCACGGTGAGCGATATTGCGAATACTACGACAGGGCGGCCATAACTGGCAGTAATACGCGAGTTGGTATTCCACTGCACTCTGTGGCAATACGTCGAATTGGAGACGTAGTTGCTACTGAACCAGAATTCTATGACGAACTATATCGATGTTTTCCGTATATGGATGCTCAATATCGTTACTGGCCAGTTCTTGATGTTGAATCAATTATTCGAAAATATACAAAAATGGGTTTTTCGGGCGCCAGTCAATTTATTGACGACTATATTATTGGCCCAAGCAAAACAAAGCGTGCCAAGTCTTTTGTGGCTGAATACAGACGAAAACATGTTGCTGACCCAAAGTCGTACACAATTTATTCTTTGATAAATTCGTTGTTTATGCACTCTTTGGCTATAAGTAAAGCCGCAAGCCCAATCGGTCCAAAAACAAAAGCACACACAATGAGAGAACTAGATTCTCACGAGATAAACGATGTAGAGGAAGGGACAAATGGAAATTAGTTACGTTTCGGTGGATTTGTTAAAAAAGGGTGATTGGCACAGCAATTACATTCTTCGTCCAGATTTATTAACGCTCTCCGCATCGCTCCGAGAGAATGGTTTTATTTATCCAATTTTGGTTAGAAAAGAAGACAATTCGATTATTGACGGTTACCACAGATGGATGTTGGTAAAAGATAACGAACATTTTCAAAAACAATTCCCGCAAGTGCCTTGTGTTTTCAAATCATGCGATTCTTTGGAAGCGGCAATGATGCATCTGCAAATAAATAGGGGCAGGGGAACCCTTGTTGCACATTTGATTTCTAGAATAATCAAAGATTTTATTTACAGCAAAAAATATACCGAGGAACAAATTCAGGCATTGCTGTCAATGAAATATGATGAATTGCAGTTATTAATGGACGGAACAATTATCAAAAAACTGAATATCCAAAATCACAAATACTCACGCGCATGGGTTCCAATTGAGGCGCCAGCGGGAACTGTTGACAAATTTGAGACCGAACGGCCACCAAATTCCGATAGATAGTCCATCAAGGGCATTAATAATGATAAAATTTGTTGCGTATAGTTAGGCACGACATCCCCCAAGGAGATGCAACAATGTTTAATCCAGGACGCACGATTGGCGGAAGGCCAAACATCAAAGTTTCACTTGGCAAAACTCAGTGTTTTCTCGACCCAGAACTTGAGGGTGACGAAGACGAAGGCCGCGCTGGCCCAATTCGGCGAGCCGCGCAAACAGCAATTGAAACCGCTGGCAACGTTGCTAGAGGAATCCTTGGTCGTCTCCGTGGTCGTCGTGCTGGTGGGATTGTTCCACGTTTGGCAAGCGGTAGGCGACGATAAAAACGTCCGTTCAAGGACTTTTTCTTCTCGCTCCAAGAGAGGTTACTTAGATGTTGGTGACACTTTCTGACCTCACAACTTATATGGACATTACGTTGTCGCTACGACAACAAGATGCTGCCGAAATGATTTTGCAGGGTCTTCAAAGCGAAATGGAAACGTTTTTGGGTCGGCCAGTAGAAGTGACTGAATTTGTCGAAGAAACTCACATTCTTGAAGCAAACCACGTCAATGTGCCGATGGGCTCATATTTCTATAACCAGGGGCTTGGTCTTGGGGATTCTGACCCAAACGGCATTATTACATACGCTGCGCCGCCAAGCACAATTTATATGCGACACACCCCCATCGTTTCTGTGTCCAAAGTAGAAATAGACGGACCAACATTAAATAATAAAATTCTTGGTGAAGCGGTAAAACGAACAGCAACAATTACCGCAGCAACAGTTGCATCTGGAACCGCAATCTACACTGCGGCAAATCATGGATTTACTCTTGGTCAAACCGTAACCATTACGGGAGCAACACCAACGACATACAATATCAATGCCAAAATAATCACTGCCGTAGCAACTAATACTTTTTCTATTGCCAATTCTGGTGTTACTGGTGTTTACACGTCGGGTGGAACAGCAACAGCAAACGGAAGTGAATATACAGTTCGACGATACGGATTAGATATTTACACTGGTTTTGCAAACGACATAATCAGGGTTACGTATAGAGGTGGTCTTGATGGGGACAACATCAAGATGTTTAAATTGATGATTTTGCGAGCGGCAACAAGAGAAATGCAAAACATGCACGATGACGTTGTCGGTGTTAAGGACTTAAATCCACGAGGTGTGGCCATCGTTGAAACTGGATTTTTAGAGACCGAATTAATGCAACTAAAGAAATATTCGCGAAGAAGAATTGCATAATGGCAACACCAAAAGAATTAAACGTCGACATAAAAGTAGAACTTAATGACGATGGAACAAAGGACTATCTTGATGACGTAAAGAAAAGGATGCGCGATTTGAGTCCTGTGTGGCCAAAAGTTCATCAAAGTCTTAAGGCTTATATGATTGAAAACTTTACTGCCCAAGGACTGCCTGCTGGTGGGTGGAAACCGCTCGATGCAGAATATGCCTCGTGGAAGACCAGGACATTTCCTGGCGCGCCGATGTTGGTTCAAACTGGGTCACTTTTTCAGCGAATTGCACGCGGTCCAAAACTTGATGGTGGGGCACGAACAGCAAGTTTTACATTCACTGGAAAAATAACTCGTTTTCATCAATACGGCACCGAAAAGATGCCTGCGCGCCCAATACTTTTTGCTCCAGAAAGATGGGTGCAAGAAGTTGCCGATGCGATTGGTGATTACATTGTTGAAGGAAATGTTTAATCATGCCAAATTACTTAATGCATGGCGCGCATTTTGCGAAAGACTATGTTTCTTCATACTTGCAAAACGATTTGCCAAAACGAGCAGTGCGTTATCGTAACGGCTGGGACTTATCAGATACTGAATTACCAACGCCACTTAAGTTTTATACGTACGAACCACTTGCTCTTGATGTTTGGCCGACAATAATTACGGTTGCTATATCAACTACTCGTTTTGACAGAATGGGATTTGATGGGCCAGACCCCCTATATCGAGTCAATTACGCGATGAGAACTTACGTTTGGTGCAGGGCGGTTGGCGCCGATGAGGCGACCATTGCTAGGGACAGACTTACGGCGGTGGTTCGTTCTGCCCTTCTTGATTACCCATGTTTGCAAGCAGTTGACCCAAGACAGTCATTTCAGGTAATGATTGACGAATCCAGCATGAGGGAAGAATTTTCTGAAATCACCCTACTTAAAGGTGACAGAGTTTTATGTGGTGCTTATGTTGGGTACGACCTTGGAATCAACGAAGTTGTAACCCGTCAAGACATCGGAGAAATTTCAGAGATTGAATTGTCAATTTCTCAACAAGGCGTTACCGATACAAACCTTCTAGTCAGTTCTGGCTTTGAGACCCATACCATTGACTAACCCTTTATGGGGTACAATTTATACCGCAATACGTAAGGAGACTGCGAAAAATGTCGCATCTATTTGAAATTATTGAAAACGGCAACTATTCGTCGGTCAATGGTCCAGCACTCATCGTCAAAAACGTCACCATTGGACCCTTTGAAATTGATGAAGACGGCAGAATCCTTTCGAGCATGAAGGTCGCAGCCGTTGATGAGTCGTGCCCCATCTGCAAGGCGGGAATTGAAAAAGGAAAATTGCAAGTACTTCACACCATTTCAGCCCCAAAATCACCAAAATCAAAAGTAAAAAATGTTGAACCAGTCGAAGTTCAATCAGAATCAACAGTTGCTGTCACAGAAGACAACAGTTCTGTACAATAGGAATCAAATTAATACGCGTAGTTCTCTAATAGTGAGGAAGGTGTCATGCCAGGCGTAAGCATACAAACAGCAGTAAGAGTCGGACCAAACGCCGCAACGGCAGTTGAAACATCCCAAGCATTCTTCGTAGGTAAGACTGCGCGTGGACCAGTTGGTTCAGCCAAGTTGGTCACGAGCCTTGCCGAGTTTGAGGCGATTTACGGTGGGTACGCGTCGTATTCGTACACGCATCCTTCAGTGCAGACATTTTTTGAAGAGGGTGGCACAAGAGCATACATTGCTCGCGTCGCTGGTTCTGGTCATAGCACTGGTTCAAGAACCCTCAACACAACGGCTGGCGATGGCGGAACAAACGTCATGACGATTACCGCCAACGGACCTGGTGCGTGGAGTACTGGAATCACCGTTCAGTGTGTAAACCCAGGAACTGCTGCTGGTACTTTCATCATTAAGATTTTTGATGGCGGCACGCTTGTGTTCAGCACGGGCAATGTCACGACGGTTGCACAAGCAGTCGGTCGCATTAATTCCAACCCAACTGTGTCAAAACTTGTAACCGCCACAGACCTTGATGCGGAAGGTGTACCACACAACGATGCATCGGCAGTCGCACTCAGTGCTGGGGACGACAATCAAGAAACCGTGGTCGCAGCCGACTATGTCGCTGGGCTCAATTTGTTCCTTGAATCATTTGGAACTGGTGCCGTAATGTGCGCGGAATCATCAAACGCAACCGTTCAAACGGCCTTGGCAAATCATGCGAATGCATACAATAGAATCGCGTTTTTGTTTGGCGCGTTTGACGACATGATTGCGGAAGCAACGACTGCTGGACAAACTTTGTCTGCGGCTGCCATAAATACTGAACACGTCGCCTATTTCTATCCCTGGGTGTATGTGCCGACGGCAACCCCTGGCGTAAACAGACTGATTCCACCCGTGGGCTACGCCGCTGGGAAAAGAGCGGTTGCACACACTCAGGTTGGTGCACACAAGCCAGGCGCTGGTCTTATTTCGGTGTCCTCGTTTGTTAATGGCGTAGCGACTGATATTGACAAGTCAAATGGTGACGCCCTTGATGAAGCAAATGTCAATGCGATTCGTGTCATTAATAACACAGTTCGTGTTTATGGTGCTCGCTCGCTATCTTCTGATACAACGAATTTCCGCTATATCACGGCGCAAGATGTTGTCAATCAGGTTGTGGTTGAGGCCAACCGCTCACTTGAAGACCTGTTGTTCAGCGTCATCGACGGCAGAAACACCGTTTTTTCTGCTGTTGAATCAAAACTGTTTGCGATTCTTGAGCCACTAAGAACTAGCGGCGCCTTGTTTGAGGCATTTGATACCAATGGAAAGAGAATCGACTTTGGTTATTCAGTAAAGTGTGATGCGTCGCTTAACCCGACTGCTCAATTGGCTGATGGTCTTATCAAAGCAAAGGTTGGTCTCAGAGTATCTAGCGTCGGCGACAAAATTGAAGTCGACATCATTAAGTCCAACTTGACCAAGTCGGTCGTCTAATCAACGGAGGAATAAATCATGGCAAAAGTAGCGCAACGACAAGTTCTCGCAAGAGTTCAACCGCATGGCACGCAGCAAATTACTGACTTGCCCAAATTTGAAACTTTTCGTTTTGCTCAAGTCTCTGGTGGAGAAATCACTGCTTCGGTGGAGAAAATCTACGAGGGTGGAAACGATTTCCCCACCGTGCTGTGCGCCCCATTTGATATTGGCGACATTACCCTGACCGCCCACTACGACGACGACAGAGTTGCATCTGATGGTGCGACTGGTATTGCGGCAAAGGTCGCAAAGTTGCGCGAGTATGTTGGAAAGGCCTACTACGACATCACAATTGAAACGTACGACTGCGATATCAAAAAGCCAGGCTTGGACCGCATGTACTCAAAGGCCCTTTTGGTCGGCTTGACCGAGCCAGACGGAGACTCGTCTTCTGGCGCACCATCAACCTTTGCTCTTACTTTCTCAATTTCAAAGGTCGCTAGTAAGTAAATTAGTTTAATAATTTACAACTGGTTGCGTTTTGATGTGCTAGGTTTTGCCTATGAGCAACAACGAACTGTACACATCATCAGATGAACCAAAGAAGCCAGCAAAGGCTGATAAGCAGGAAAAGAAGGGCGAACCAACCCTTCTTGACCAACTTAGTTCTGCAATCAAACGAAAGGTTGAGCGTCCTGTCGTTTATTTAAACGTTCCAGAACGCCCCAATGTCAAGTTGATTATCAGCCCAAACATAACGCAGAATCAAATCCGCTCTTGGCGCAAAAGTGCTGGTGAGGACACAAAGGCTGGCATGGATGCGTTGCGATTCGCCTGCATGGTCATCGGCTCGACAACACGTGGCATCATGTTCGACAACGAGGAAGTGCGTGACGATGATGGCAACGAACTCACTTTTGGTTCAGACATCATTTTGGCAATGACTGACACGACCAGGCCGCAGCCAGATTGCGTTCGGGCATTTTTTGGCGTTGACCCACATGTTGAATCAGCGGCAGTAGCAATTCTTGAGGCTGCTGGATATTCGGATACAGTTGACACCGAGGACCCTATGAGGGAGTCTTCGACGAATTAATCGAAGATTCCCTAATCATTAATGCTGCAAGGCTTGGAGAACTTTGGGGGACCAATCCACTTGATTTGATGCGGTGTTCTGCTGATGAATGGTTAATACTTATGGCTTGTGCTAAAGTAGTAGAGCAAGACCGCGAGCGAGAACGGCGCGAACTGGATAAAAAACGGTAGCACTCCCCTCGGCCCAAGTTAATTAAAACTGTTTAACAGGCTCAGGACACAATGGCTGAAACATCCAGAGATATTACCCTTAAGGTAAGAACAACACGCGACGAAGGTCCCACAAGGTCAACGGAACGCGTTGACGAGTTGGGCGACCACGCAACAAAGACTGGTGGCAGGCTCAAATTAATGGCCAAGGCCGCCGATGGCGCCAGTAGGTCATTGCTAAAACTGGCGGGAGCGGCAAGCGTTGCAAAAGTAGCACTTGCGGGCATGGGGAACGAAACAAAAAAATTAGAAAGAGTGATGTATAAAGTCCATCACATGATGAGGACATTGGGTGCAGTACTTCAAGCAATGCTTGTTAAAGGATTAAAATTTGCAACCATCTCAATAGGTGCAATGAGCGTTGCCCTGGTCGGCGTGCACGCTCTGTTTATTACTGGAAGATTTTTGGTCAAGTCGTATCACGTTGCCCTCAAGGGATTGGCTGCGACAGCCGCTGGCTCTGCGGTAGCAATAGGTTTAATTTCTGCGGCACTTCGGGAATATCAGGCGGCCATGTTCGCCTATCGCGGACAGGGGCATAGCGAATTTGGAACTGGCGCTCGGCAGGCGCAGGTTGCGTTAAGGAGTCTTCAGGCTGACACGAAACTGGCTGGTGCTGGTGCGGAAGCACTTTCTAAGGTCTATGGAGAAATTGCAAAGTCAAAGACTGGCTACAACGGAGCAAGTAAGGCAATCCTTAAAGGGCTGACGGATTTTGCTGCGGCTGGACAACCAGTAGAGGAAGGATTGCAGAAAGCGGCAGCCCTTGTAATTGCGCTTCAGGACAAAAAGAAGGGATTTGGAGCCGTCACCGCCGCAGCAAAAGAACTTGGACCAGCAATGGAAAAGGCGATGGAGGAGGCAAAGAAAAAAGGAATAGATACCAAAGAAGAATTTTTGAAGGCAATTCAAGATGGCACGCTTGCACAACTTGGTGGCGTGACGGGCCAATTTGATGCTGTAAATAATACGCTGGTTGGACAACTAAAAAAATATTTTAATTTGATAAGGGTTAAGTTCGCTGATTTTGGAAACCAGTTTTTGCCAGAAGCAAAAGTTGGTTTTGAGAAAATCTACAGAATATTTACAAGAACAATGTCAGCAACAACAGCATCAGTCACTGGCTGGGAAAAACGTGGCGGTTTTGTTGATGCACTTGTCAATGCAACCCAAAAGGTATCTGATTTTTACCTCACATTAATAAGAGACTGGTTGCCAAAATCAGAAGGAATGTTTCGTCGCCTTGGTGCATGGTGGGATAATTTTAAGAGCGGGTGGAAGGATGTAACCGATGCGTTAAGACCACTTATTGACGGTGCGCGGGTAGTCGAAGAAACTTTTGGAAAAGCATGGCGGCCTATTTGGAATGAAATCAAAGTACGAACAAAAGAGTTTAATCGCGATATCCAAAGAAATAAACCAGCATTGTTGGAATTCGGTGCTGCGATTGGAGATTCAACAGTAAAACTTCTTCAATTGCTGACCGTATTTGAGAAAGTTCTAATTAGAAATCTTCCGTTTATTACCAGGGTTGTGAAAGCAATCGGATTAATGGTTGAAGAATTTACAAAGATGTTCAATATGATAAGCGGAATGTTTGGCAATCGCAATGCGTTCATGATGTTTATGGCGATGGCAAGAGGTTTGAAAACCACACGTGGAACACTCGTTGACAGAGAACTTGTAACGAAATTGATGAACGTAAGAGCAAACCAAGTCAACATTGGTGGCGCGATAAAAGGGGGTATTTCTGGAGCCAAGGCAGGTATGGCAATCGGAGGGCCCAAGGGCGCCGTCGTTGGCGGTGTGGCTGGTGCTGCTGCTGGTTCTGGCGTTCTGGGGCCAGCGGCTGCCGAAGCGTTGGCAAAAGGTGGCCCAGCAGGTTTAATTGCAAGACTTCTTGGTCGCGGAGCAAAGGGCGGAGCCGCACCAGCGACTGGTGTTGACAGTCTTGGTCTTGCATCTGGAAGAGCGGCAGCAAGTGTTGATTCAATGGTTACGCCGACTGCAAAAGCAACGACTGGTCTTGGTCATTTCTCAAGAGCGTTGGGACATGCGACTGGAAGATTGTTGTCTGGTCGACCACCAGGTGGAAGAACTCCATCTGGTAGAGGTTCAGGTCCAGGTTCAGGTTCAGCAGTTGGCACACCGCTTCGAGTAAGACCAGGCAAGGGACATCCAGCCGCAAGTCCAGGTAAGTTCAGCCTATTTTCCAGGGGAATGGCGGCGATGGGGGGTTATGGTTACTTCGCACAAAAGAAAGCCGACAAAGACGCGGCGGGTCTTCGTAAGCCGTTTGGCGGTATGGGTGCCCTTGGAACATCCATGCTATTTTCTGCAGCGTCGGACAGGATAGAAAACCAAGACATTGCTTCGGGAATGGCGTTGGCTGGAACGGTTTCAATGTTTGCCCCAAAGATGGGTATTGGAGTTGCTGGTGGCACTCTTGCTCTTAAAAGTGGCGACCCCTTGGCTGCAGGTCTTGGTGGGGCGGTCGCTGGCGCGACAATAGGTAGTGAGTTTGGCGCCGCGGGCGCCTTTATCGGTGGAACTATTGGACTCATAGCGGGTGCCATAAAGTCCAGTTCTACTGCACTTGCAATAGTTGCAAAACAGGCACAAGGAATAGTTACTCAATCTTTTGCAAGAATGCAGGCGTCATTTATGGTGAACATGGCGCTTGCGGAAGCGGCAGCGCGAGAAACATTTAATCCAGCCACTGGAGAACGCGGTGGCGACACAACAATTGATGATTCCCTGCGAAATCAAGCAGCAAGAATGAGAGGTATGCAAAAGACAGCCAAGGGTGGACAGCGAAAAGTTGGAGATAAAGGTAATTTTACCCAGCACTTTCTTACTGGTACGGGTGCTACTGCTTTGACCTTTGCGGGGATAGGTGGTGCAATGGCAATATTTGGTGGCCCGCTTGGCATGATTGGAGGAGCACTTGTTGCCACTGTGGGAACCATACTTTCACCAGTCGTGGGCATAATTGCTGGCACCATGGGTATGGTCGAGGGAGTCCTAAGAAGTGGACAAAACGCAAAAGACCGCCAAGTAAGAGGGAAAGCAATCGCAGACCTTTATGCTTCTGGAGCAATAAGTGAAGCAGAATACAAAAAATTAACGACGACAAAAAAGAAGCGAAGGTTTAGGCGAGACGAAGCAGTTGACGATGATTTGCAACAGCAATTTTTAATTGACCTTGAGAAAAAAGCACAAGCGTATGCAGAAGCATATGCCGATACTGAACAAATGATAAAGGGCAAAGTGGATGCAATTGAGTCAATGACTGGAATGGCCGAAACCGACATTATTGCTCTTGCACAAAAAATGAGAGTCAATCTCGCCGATGCCAGTGCTGACTTTGTTGAACAACTTCGTACACTTGGAGTATTGATGGTCAAAACGGCACACCAAATTGACCAAGCAGTATCTGAAATCCTTGCCCAAACTCTCGATAGTCATTTTGACGCAATAATCAAGCAAGAACAGGCCCCACATATTCTCAATGACATAATTAAGAATTTTGTGGAAGATTTTCAGGGAAGAGCCGATAAAACTGTTACCGCAGAAGATTCCAAAAACATATTTGGTGCCTACACCGAGCAACTTTCAAATTATTACGGCGGTGACACAACCAGAGCATTTTTTGAAATGCAGCGTCAAATTGGAACGGCAGACGCAATTGCCTTCACGACGCCAGGGCATCCGCTTTACGGAATGGGAAAAAACTTTCATTCTGGTGACGTAGGACAAAGAAATAGGGGATTTATACAAACTGCTGGTAATCGAATATTTGATGAGACTTTGGCTCCACAAATTGGAGCGATTTTGGGTGAACAAGGACGAACATTTGCCAACCCTGAACAGTTAGACATTATTAGGACACAATTTGGCAAAATGAGCGTTGATGACCAAGAACGATTTACCAATATCTTGAGTTCAGGCAATTTGTCGCAATTTGGTGGCAGCATGGACGCTTTGTTAAACGAATTTGGTATGGGCGCCGCTGTCGGTGGTTATAAAGAATTAAGCGAACTAGAAGCAAATTTTGCAAAGGCCAAAGACAATCTAGCCAAAGAGGGGGTTTTGCTTGACGCACAATTGAAAGTCACCCAAGATATGGCAAAATTTTTTGGTGACGATGCCGAAAAACCAGAATGGTGGAGCAAACAGGCACTAACTGAGGTTTTTGCGGCTGCTGGTATTCCAGATACAAGAACCCCAAGAGGTGGACGCATAGGCGACACCACTGGCTCGCGCTTGAGCAGGACCCTAGCAAGGCACGAATCTCTTGATTCCATGATTTCTGGCAAGAGACAAATCACGTCGTCTTATCGAACCAATAGACTTGGCTCACTAAATTCCGACCATGTGACTGGACGTGCATATGACCTAATCGGGAATCAACTTGGGATGTACAAAACTGCAGTTGAAAATAATGGTGGATTTGCAGAGTTTCACGGTGGTTTGCACGACAGGCATTTGCACGTTGTTCCTGGTCCTGGACCAATGGGCGACACAACGGCGGCAGTGAAAATGGGCTCATATTCTGGTGGGGATGTATCTAGAGCACCAGCAAAATCAATAACCATAAATCTCAACGTAAACGGTATTGGAATAAAAGAAGCCATTCCACAGATTCAGGCAGAATTGCAAAGAACACTATACGAATATGGAAATAGACAATGAGCCTGCGACCACCCCAAACGACAGTAGTAAATAATATGGTCATAGATGGCAACCAAGTGTGGTACACATACATTGAAACCGATTATGAGATAACCAATTTACGACCCGCATTTCGAACACTCTTTCAAGAGAAGACTGTGTGGTATAGATATCAGGGCAATTCAACTACTGTAGATACGTTTAAAAGAGAAAGTACGAATACCAACTATTTGCGGTTTGAAAAGACATCAGGGGGATACTCTTATATTTCTATTGGCAGAACCGATAGTACATCACCTTTCTGTGGAACATCAGATACGTTCGATGCGGTAACGAAAGTATTGTCCTATGTTGACACCAGCAAAGCCAACATATCTGCTACCGAGATTGCGGCTTTAAGAACAGCAAAAGATGCTTTCTCCGCACACTCTGGGGCAAATCCGTCCCAGAATAGCGCGACAATACAGTTAAAAAAACGCAATCAAGTCTCAATGGTGCGTAACTCTATTGTTTCCAATCCCAGCCAGAGCGGCAACCTCACGGGCGAAAGTATTACAGTGGGCAATTCAGGAACCGCTGATTACCAATTCAACGCAACCGAATTAATCATGCGATGGAACGAATATGTAAAGTCTGGACAAAAAGTGGATGGCGTCGCAATGTTGCGGTACTATGACGGAACAGGCAAAATCGGAAAAGAAATCCACACAATCGAAGATTTTCTAGGAACGTTTCCCAACTACATTGTATACGACCAACGACTACAAGGTTCTGCACTTACACAATTATTTGAAAAAGATGCCAGGCTAACCTATTACAACAACAAAACATATCCTGAGGGGTACGTAGACCTATGGAAAAGTTTTGTTGAAAAAGGCTTGACTGATGACAAAATAATTGAGGCTTTGATACAACAGGGTTTTACGAACCAACAGGCAAAAGATGCCCGCACACTTTACACGTACAGACAAACTGTTGATGCGTATACCAGTGCATATACAGGCAGGAATCCTGGCAGTAGCGGTGGCGGTGGCGGCGGTGGCGGTGGTAGTGGGTCTCCTGGTGGAGCGACTACGCCAAACAATAAAACATGGTATGGACCAGAAGGATATACGCCTGGACAAATATCAAACCTGACAATTCAACGAAGTAGAAACGTATTTTTTGACGCAGATACGCAATCAAGAATTTATAATGCCACTGGCGCAGAAAAAATCATGTATCAGGTATACATGGGTGACCCGCAAGGAACAGGAACAATACGACCAGTTCGAGATGAATTTGTATTTAATATTGCACCAAACGAAATTAACTACTCTGGCTTTGGCAGTGAATGGACTCAAATTGATAGAGTCGGTTCTTTCCCATACATCGATTGGAAATCATTTAAGTTGTTACAAATTTCTTTTACTTTCCTAGTCGTTGCAAAACCAGACAAAAAATCAGCCACTGCTGACGGAATAGATATTCCCGTGACCGAAGAAATATTAAGATTACAGCGCATGTCCCAGGCGCCATATCCAGTAATGTTTTATGGTTTTGACAGAATGCTTACTCAACAATTTAGATATGACACTATTTCTGGCCAAAAAGCGCGCGGAATTCAATTTGTCATCCAAGATTTGCAAATCACCGCACTGCGACGAAACGAAAAAATGGAAATAACACGCGCGCAAGCAAACATAACTCTTCAGGAAATACCAGTTGAGTCAACAGCAATTATAGGAATGCCAAGGCTCAATCATAAATCAGTGCCACCAGTGCCACCAAAGACTCCGCCAGAACAAAAATATCTATTACCAACTGATACGTTGACAACTGGTGCAACTGGTACATACTCATATGCTCCATTTCAGCCACAAATAACATGAGTAACGCTTACCAGACAACAGACGGCGGCACCGATGGTGCTGTACTAATGGAAAGAATTCAGGGGACAGACAGAAACGTTCCCCTGATGTGGGTGTATCCCGCGTCAGAGAAAAAGCCAGCGTGGCTAGCAAAGGTAGGGGCAAACATTATTGATTTAAGCGTAAGTTATTCCATATCGGCGGCAACAGCGGTCACATTTAATATTTTGGACCCTGGTCTTGAGATGACACTACAAAACTATTTTCAGGTTGGACAAACGCTGGTTTACAGGAGCCACAACAGTGCACGGTTGTTGCCAAACAAACCAACGTACACTCCAGTGCCCAACGAAGCGTACATTGGCTACTTTCTTGAAGTTGCCGATGTGAGCATAGAGCAGAGTCAGGGCAATGCTCCTATTGTTCGTGTTCAGTGTTATACAAAAGCCATTCAGCAAATGAAGCGTGATAAAAAGCCTGGAGCAATAAAGGGAACTTCATCTGATTATGTTGAAAACGCGGCAAAGAAATATGGCTTGATTCCCATAGTGCAAAAAACATCCGCAACACGTCAGATTTCGTCTGGGGACAGCGACCAGGCGTCAGACTCCGTATGGACTGTTTTGGAAAACCTGGCTGGCCAAGCAAAGGACGAAAACAAAAATCCGTTTATTATCTTTGAATCAGACGGGCATTTATATTTTTGCACTCAGCAATGGTTGATGCACAAATGGGGTCATGATTCATATGACCATGTAAGATATAGCAAAAAATTGAAAAGAAACGTAACAGAAAAACGACATGTTACATATCTTCATTATCCACCTAGAGTAGTTAATGGAGAACGAGATAATCGTTTTATTCTCTTAAAGATGCCATCGATGCACAAAGCAGAAAACGACCCGCTTGAGGGCGACGGTTCTTGCACCGTGGACAGAACAAATGGCGTAAGATTAAGACCTGGAATGACCGTTAATGTTGGCGACGTTCCTTGGCATACTGGTGATTTTTTAATTCAGTCTGTTGATTTTCAAGAACTGGTAAATGACCCAGTACAGGTTAGTTTTGCTACGCCACCACGACAGGAAAAGAAAATCAAGCCGATTGAAGTTGGAAAAATATACCCAGGAAGTACACCGTGGGCGCTGGTTGAGGGTCTTGTTGCTAGCCAACCGCAAACTGGAAGTATGCTTCCTCCCCAAACATCAAATCGAGGTGGCGGCGGTGGCGATTCCGCCGTGGCCTACTAGGAGATAAGCACATGCCGTATCGTTATGAGCAATCAACCCAAATAAATAGAACAAAGGGTTCTAGCCATCCGTCAAAATATGAAAGTGGAATTTTGGTTGGAACCGTCAAGTCTTTTGTTAACGGAAAAGTTGTGGTTGAGGTAGAAAATGGCTGCACCTACAACGATGTGTCATATGTTGGTGCAACAAACACGGTTAAATTAAACAAAGGTGAGCGGGTATTGTGTTCTTTTGCAAACCAAAAAACTGAAGAATTATATATCTTGGGAACTTTTACAAAAAAGGTTGACGTATTTGCAACCGTATTGAAACTCAATGCACTAATTGACCAGTTGACAACAGAATTGAACACCGTGCGGGCAAACTTGGTCCCACCACTACCCGCCATCACTCTGTCATCCTTTAAACAACAAGTTCCTCCATCATAATAGATATGGATACATTATGGACGCATTAAAATTTCCGATTAAATTTGACGGGTTGGGTAATTTTGTTCGTGTCATTGACGGCACCGACGAATACGTAAAGCAACTGCTTAGTATATGTATCTTGACAGAGCCATACATTTTGCCATTGACCCCAGAATTTGGAATTTCCGACCCATCGTTTGCCACCGTGTCTCCAGACCAACTCATACTTGCGGCTGCAAAATATATACCAGAAATATCAATCATTTCATCTTCTAATCAATACGACGAACCTAGTGGAAAACTCAACGTGAGTTTTGTGTACAACAGGTAAACCTAATGGCAGCAGATTTTAGATATTACGTAGACCTAAGGCCAATGGATGTATCTCCAGCGCAGTTGTATTTGGATGCAATCGAAGTTGCACGCACTGTTTTGCCAGATTTTGAATTGCGTCCTGGAACAATTGAAGACGCCATGTTTCAAGCATTTGCATATATGACTGCTTTGAATGTTGGAAGCATAAACAGACTTCCAAATTCATTGTTTATGGGAGTTATAAAAATGATTGGAACCCCATATGCGGATGGACAACGCGCAACCATGAACGTAAAATTTACAGCCAACTCCAATGACGGCGCCACAATACCCATTGGGACGATTGTTCAGTGTACGACAAGAAATGACGATTTTGAAATATCATATGCGTTTGAAACAGACGAGCAACTGGTTATTGCATCCAACGAATTAGGCGCTGCGTTGCCGTATGGAACGGTTGCGGCTACAGCGCAAAATATTGGAATAATTCCAGAAATTGAAAGCGGAAAAACACTTTCCGTGCTTTCGTATCTTCCAACGGTTTATTCTGCTGAAGCGGATGGAACTTTTGTACAGGGTACAGATGCAGAATCTGTTCTTAGATTTTTGGACCGAGGCGTTGCCAGAATAGCAACAATGTCTTCTGGGTTGGTAACCGCAACACAATTGAACAACTATGTATTAACACAAAATCCAGCACTCGTTTCTAGGTCAAAGGTCTATGACTTAACAGACCCTGATTCCGCGCTTTTGGTTGGTGACGCAGCAGTAAATGGACACGTTACTGTTTTTGTTTACGGTCCGCAAAGATTTTTGACTACTCCTGAGAAAACAAATATATTAAACGAAGTGAACAACAAGACTGTTGCTGGTTTGGAAATTGGCATTAAAGACCCAATTTTGTTAGATTGCAAAATTACTGCAGCAGTAAAACATTTTTCAGATATTGAATCTTCAGAGTTAATAATTCAACTTACTGACGCTCTCGTACAACAATTTTCAATCTCTGACGGAGCGCAATGGATTGAAGAAAAACTAAAATATAACGACGTTTTGCAGACTCTGCTTAATCAGTTTTTTGTTCGCGATGTTGATTCACTCACAATTAGCACAACGGACAGTGGTGCGGTTACAAACGCTGTACGAGCGGGTGCTGGTGCGTCTCAAACCGTAACATACACTAAAGCGGCTCATCAACTTGCTGTAGGGGATTTGGTCACCGTCACTGGCATAACACCAAACGGTTTAAATTCAACTGAACGGGCCGTAACTGCCATTACGACAAACACATTTACTGTAGTGAATTCTGCGGCCACTGGCACATATTCTTCTGGTGGCGCGTACGCGGCGACATTTCCAAACTGGGGCAGCGTTAGTGGGAGCGACATACTATTTAGCAAAAAGGGAAGTTGTCTAAATATTTCAAAACATAAAATAACAATAACCGCAACCGCCATCTGACATGCAATTACGTAATCCAACCAGGAACATTATTTCCGACTCTAATTCTTTATTTAAGTTTAATTCAAATAGTCGTATAATTCCTCCAGATACATATACCCACTCCTGGACAATAACAAACGCGACCGTTTCCGTGGTGGGTGAGAAGTATGTGACTCCTCGTCACTATTCTTTTAAAATACAACCACTTGACGACTCATCTCCAATTGTGTTTTCACTTGGCTTAATAAAACCAACGGACAACGACATAAATGGAGGTCAGGCTCAGTTTCACTGTAAGGTATTTCCAGGGACTGGGACAACGATAAATTGCCAACTAACTAACGTCTTATCATCTATTTCAAAATCACACACAAGTGAACTATCTGTATCAAAGTGGAATGCAGCGTATAGTCCTGTGGTCGATGTTGGAATTGTGGATACAGACCAAGATGACATTGAATTTAGTGTTTCTTTGACGTTGTCAAACCATGGAGGAACGGTTACATACTTGACACTACCGATGATAGTGAATGAACTTGGTTTTGCACAAAATCAATTCGTCTACAATATGAGAAAATTTATTCCAACTTTTATTTGGGATTTGGACAAAACTGCCGAGTTTCCAAATTATCGATTTACCAAATTATTTCATTCACTCACACAAGTCGCATCTTCAAGTGCTGTTTTGTACTCAAGATTTTACGAGCATTTAAATGGTGAAGTTGACCTAATTAACGCAGATAATGAGTACAGATATAGCGAGTTGGTTAATCCAGAATACGTAAATGAGGAATATGCTGATTGGCTTTCTCAGTTTAATGGAACGCCGCTTTATCGCACTGTCAGAACAAGCACAAATACAGAAGCGATTGAAAATGTAGAAGATTCGATTACTTGGCAACTAAAAAACGCATATTTTGGTCGTAATGCTGGAACATTAGAAGCAATCAAAGAGTGCGCAAAACAAGCATTGACTGGCGAAAAAATTGTCTACGTTTTTGCTGGCGGTAGTTTCTTTCAGATAAATGTGTACACCTTGTTGGACGAAACTCCTGGAGTGACGGTCAATGGAGATACATCACCAGAGGTTGTTGCACTTATTGAGAAAACCAAGCCGATGGGCTTTGTTCTAAATCACGAAGCATATGATGAATTGCCGTTTATTCTTGATGACCCGCTTTACGGCAAACTCGACACCGCCCCACTTGCATAAGTGGTAAAATTGTTATGACCATAAGGAGGGTTTATGGCTACTTCATTCGTTAGGGATGTTGCAGAAAGAGCGGCGCGCACGTTTCTTCAGGGTTACCTGGGGTCTTGGCTTGCCACTGGTGCTGACTTTGACGGTCTGGTATCGACAGACAACTTGAAAGTCGGCGTCGTCGCCGTTGCTTTGTCAGTTGCCATGTCAATGGGCCTAAAGAAGGTCGGCAAGAACAAGGAATCCGCAAGCGTCTTGTAATTACTGCCCGCAATTCGTTGGGCGCGTAATCTACAATTGGACACAATAGTTAGGAGCGCGCGTCGATGCTTGCTGGTATTTACAACATTACTTGTCAGCAGGGTTCGACATTCGGTCGCACGCTGACTTTTAAATATCCAGACCCTGCGTCACCGTCAGCAGACCCAACGTATCTGCCATGGAACCTGACTGGCTACACTGCGCGAATGCAGGTAAGAAGAACAATTGATTCAAGTACGACGCTAATTTCGCTTACCACAGAAAACGGAAGAATTTCTCTTGGTGGCGCAAGCGGAATAATCGAATTAAACATTACCGCTGCAGATACAGCAACAATAACCAGTTCTGGTGTTTACGATTTAGAAATCATTGCCTCCAACGGAGTCGTCAGCAGAATACTTCAAGGTGACTTTACGCTGTCCCCAGAGGTGACGAGATGAGCAACGCGGTACCAAATCAAGTCATCGTCCAGGAACAAAGAATTGACGTAAATGTTGACGATGTATCACCAAAC